ACCCCTACTTCTATAGTATGAATATCTTGAGCGAACTTATCTGGGTTTCTTAATACAAATGTTTGATTAGAAGCAACACTCGAAGTATTTGGTGTATTAGGTTTAGGTATATAAAGTTCATGAGCAGATAAGCTGCCGGTATTATCCAACCTAATTTTATCTAATGAAGAGGTATATTCTTGAGTAGCGCTTAAGAAAGGATTTCCGTCTACGTTACCGCCTCCAAACATCTTAATAGAAAGCATTTCAGAAGGTATACCAAAACAGTTTATTAAAGCTCTTAATGCTCTTTCTGTTCCTTTTCCTTTAGATAATAAAGGTAAGTTATGATATATTCTTTTATATACTTCTTTTTGATAAGTATCCATCGGCATCGGCTGTAAGTGTTGACTAGCCGAACCTGTTGTAATCTGATTGTAGTTGTTTATAGTTTCACTACCAGAAGCATAAGGTGCTCCTGTAAACATAGCAAATATTTCTCCTAAGTTAAAATTACTATTATATAACTTAACTCCCATACTTTGGAGTGCGTCTCTAACTAAATCTTTAGATATACCGTAATTAATTCTATTATCTGCATCATACTTATCTGATACTGCTCTTAAGTATACCCATATATTATCAAAGTGCTGACCAAGCATGTATACAAAAGCAAGTGCTTCTTCGTTTCTTGAATCATCTCTAATAAACTCCGGTATAGCGTTGGTAAGTATATCAAAATTATTTGTATCGTAAATAGAAGCTGATGCTATCTGTTCGTTGTACCAGCTTTGAGTAGCTGATGTTTCTAATGAATATGGTCTTTCAGTACTTGATTTAGGCCAAGATTTAGAACCAGATTCATAATATAAAAATCTTTCGTAATGATCAAAGTTATTTACTATACCTTTTATTAAGCCTTCATAGTGTTCTCTACTACCAGATATACCTGTTAAGATATAGTTTGCAGTATTAATAGTATTTATCGAAGCATTGTAACTTGTTATTAAATCTAGTTTATATTTAAAGTTTCTTAACCTTTCTTCTATTGAAGAAAAATGTATAAACTGATCGTACTTAGTATGGTCTATAGCAATAGCAGCACTATTTTCGCTAAATAGAGAATAAATTTCGTAATATGAACTTGAAATAGGGTAGGCAAATAACTCGTTTACTGATAGGTATTCAGTAGGGTTATTATTTTCATCTGTTATTTCTACGTTAAAGTTAGGTCCTTTTAGTGAAGGAACAAAAATTTCTTCTTCTTCTAATTCTGCTTCTATAGAAAAACCAATTGGATTACTAATTTCTTCTACTAGAGTAATAACTTTTTTCTCTATTAAGTAATCAGGAGCTGGTTCGTATAGTTTTACGTCTACAAAGTCTTTACCGTCTACATTTTCGTATTTTACATTTAAAGCAGTTAGTAGTTTATTTTCTCCACAGTTAAGTTTAAAATCATCAAAGTTACTCGATTCATTTATCTTTTCTTGAAAAGCCTCTACTTTATTTCTTAACTTACTAATAGAGCTTTTAAATACTTCTAATCTAACTTCAGTTCTATCTTCATTAAACTCACTTACATAAAACTGTCCTCCTTCTTTATTCTCTTTTTGAAATGGATTAAATAAGAAGTTATATACACAATATATATCTCCATGAGGGTATCCTAAAAGTATTGCATCGTTTTCAGGGTCTAATTTTAATTGAGAGGTTTCGTTAGTTGTACCTGCTTTTGGAAATCCTGATTTATACTGTCTGTAGTCTTCTAAACTATCTAGTAATTTTCCTTGAGAGTCATATATAAAAAGTCCTACTTCGTGCTTTTGAGTATTGAATACTGTATTAACAGTAAACGATTCAATAAGCTCTTTATCATCGAACTTTATCTCATCTTTTAAATTTATATCTTCTAAAAGATCAGCAGGATTTATTGTATATATCTTAGCCATTAACTATATCTTGCTTTAGTAGCTGATTCAGCAGCTCTCTTATTTTGCTTAACTACACTGTTAACTTGTTGAGTGTTATTTTCAACTGTCTTTTTAATATCTTCTGTTAAACTAATACCTGATTGTAATTCAATTATTTGAGTATTAGCATCTAATAATTGTTGTCTTAGTTGAGTAATTTCATCTAGTAAAGGTTGAATATCTTCAGTATCTTTATCAAAGTCTACTAACTCGCTACTCTTTTGAATAAGGTATGTATGACTGTTTTCGTCTCCTTCTGGCGGTATAGTATAATAAAGAGTTTCGTATATATCAAAAAACTCTTCTATACTAACCTCTGTAACTGCATCTGGTATAGTAACAAAGCTTTTAAAAGAGCGGTCTATAGTCTTATCAAACTGCTCTTTATTATAAACTGTCTTATTTGTAGATATAGTCTTAGACATTTCTTACTACTTTAAATATATTTTTATCGTCTACAACAATACTACTTCCATCTATCTCTGTCTTAATTAAGAGTCTATAGTATCTTTCAGGTTGCAGCCCGTCCATAAATACATCAAAGTAGGAGCTTGTAGCATCGCAAGAAACTTTAGTATAACTTGTATCAAAGTCAATTATCATCTCTTCTGAATGCTCGTCTTTAATGCCCCAATAAGATGCTGAAGGAAGAGCATAGTTAGTTAAATATACTGAAGATGTGGTAAATTCTCTTGTAGGATATTTAGGTCTAGCTAATATTCTAAATCTTTGTTTACCCTCTTCTTTATAAGTACCTTTATTATTATTAATATTAATTACCGGTTGACTATCTCCTAGTACAGATAAGCTTCCTGTTACATAAGATGAGTCGTCCCATTTTAACTCTAAACATGGAGGGTAGATAGTATTTGTATCTTTCCCATAATATTTTAATTGTATAGAAGATGTTTGATTAAACTCTAAACTATCAGCTAACTTAAGAATAATACCGTTATTTTCAATGGACTCACTGTAGTGTGTATTTACTATATTAGTAACATCTAAGTTTATATCTCCATCGGTATCTATAGGAAACGTTTGTATTGCTTCTAAATTAACTCCGTTAGAACCTGTCCACCAATTACCTCCTCCTCCAGCAAATACTGTATCATAAGATGAAGTTGTATTTGGTGCCATAGCTCCTGATACGTCTTCTATAGCTGGTGTTAACCATCTGTCTACGTTATTAGCATTTCTATAGTACCAGCTTACTCCTGAGGTATTAATTGGATTATCTTGTATCTTTCCTATTCCGTTTATATAGCTTTCTGATACTGGGTATCCATATACAGAATAGTTTTGAGGAACTTCGTATGCAGTACATAGATACATTTTAAGATTAGCTTTAACTTCTCCACTACCTGCATAGCTATCTATAATCTGTTTAGTTTTAGCGTTGTTAAACTTAACTATCATTCTAGAAGTATGGCCTTGTCCTAATAAAGGATATCCGCCAAGTTCTAAGACTTCATCTGAACCGTGGTTGGAAGTACCAGCTTCGGTGTAGATAAAAGTATCGCTTTCTGGAAATTGTTTAAATATTGCCATCTTATAATGTTGTTACTCTTCCTTGTATATCATCATTAGGAAACTTAACTTCAAATATTGAAGGATCTAATGATGGGTATACTATGTTATTTCTTATTGCACCTTTTACGTCGTATGCATACTCTGCATAACTACCACCTTGTTTATTATAAACATCTACGCTCTGTACTGTTTGTACTCCTTTAACTCTATCTAATAAAGTATAAATACTTGAAAGGTTAATAGGTTGGTTTATAGACCATTTACTTATTAGGAAATAATCTTTTAAAGCATTATTACAAGCAAGTAGAACGTCTCTTGATGCAAAGTCTGGTAGTGTTATAATTTCGTAGTTTATCCCTATATTAATAACAAATGCGTTTTTAATATTAATTGCATCAGTTAATAACATATATTGAGATAAGTATTTTTTTAAGTTTTCTTTTAATCCTGCTGTAGCATTAATTAAGTGTTTATTATTATCGTATGCTAAAACATATAATGCTAGCGCTAAAGGATTGTTATCTAATATCTGATCATTTGCTTGATCTAAAGATACTGCTTCTTGAGTTACATGTACTTTAGCTATAGAACCAAACTGTGGAGGAAGTGATAAGGCTCTTATGCTATAATCCTGTAAAGTAACTGCTCTTTGTTGTTCTGAGAAAGATCTAATAGAGTTCTGTCTTAATTCATCTACTGTATCTCCATCTCTACCACCTGCTGAAGCTGATGGATTATTAAATGTTAATGTAGCAACTTTACTTTGGTCTGTTGCAGTAGTGCTTATTACGTTTATTTTAGTAATAGTATTAGAAGGTACATTTGCTGTAACTCCTCCTCCTGTTAAGTATCTAATAGTAAGGGTAGTATTAGAGGGAGCTAGACCATAAGACCTACTAAATAAGAAATTAGAAGGATCATAAGCATAATCTAATCTACTAACTCCCTGAACTGTTTGTAATCCTACATTAGTAGGGTCAGGTAAAAATGTAGTATCATCTTGAGAAGATATACCAGCTCCAAATTGAATCTGTAAAGATCCTGTTGATGTAAATCTAGTAACAAATCTTCTTGGAACTTTTTGTAAAGATACCATATAAGGTACAGTTCCTTTATCTGATCCTGTATTAACTACATCTTTAAAAATAGTATCTTGTCCTAAGAAAGGTACTTCATACCAAGTATTACCATCGCTATCAACTATATCTAATACCCTTATAATATTAGCATCATCTATAGTTATTGTAGCAAACTTCTCTGCTGAAGTATAAGTTTCAGTAACTGTATTTATTTTACCAGAGAAAGCTTTTGCTTTTTTCTTTAGTAAAAACTCTGCTGGATTTGCTCCTGTTAAACTATGGATAGTAATATCTGTTGGATCATAAGAGCTAGAAAATTTAAAATCTATTTTCTCGTCTATAATATAATCTACTTCTGGTGTGGTTGTAGATGTCAATGTTGCATTAGCACTTATTGTTATAGCTTGATCAAAGTTAGGAGTATAATTACTTCCTGATGCATCTACTCTTTGAGTTATTTCTAACTCAGCTTCTGATATAGTAGTGGCATGAGGTCTGTATCCCATCATATAAGCTAACGAATATAGGTTAGCAGGATCTTTAGCATGCTGTAGGAACGTTTCTTGTAGTTGTGTATCTTGATAGAATGACAGTATGTCCCCTACATAAGAGGCCATCTCTATAAACATCATTCCTGGTGATGTAGGAGAGAAGTCATTGTAAGTATCAGGAAAATAGTTTTTAGCAAACTCTTGTAGTTGAGTTTTAAAATCGTCAAAGTTCCTGTTGATATATTTTATATCTCTATTTTCAGCCATTATTGTTCAAAGTTTATTACAAGTTCATCTTCTATATTACTATCTTTGATAGCATATTCTAAAGTAAACTCTACTAAATTTCTGTCCGCTTCAGCATTTAGTTCTAAATTTTTTACTTCTACTCTAGGAAAGTATCTTCTTAAAGAGTCTTTTATATGTCCATCTATTTCTAATACTTTCTGTCTAGTTACATTTTCAAAAAGCAAAGGTCTTAAACCTGAACCGAATGTTGGATTCATAAATCTTTCTCCAATACCTGTTAAGAAAAAATGTATAAGATTATTCTTTATCGCTTCTTTCGTTTCAAAAGTCTGATTGAATACAGCTTTTCCTGAAAAAGGTAAAGATACTCCCACAGCTTTTCTAGGCTGCAGATCTAATGGGTCTATTTTCTTAACTTCAAATGGCATTATCTACCTGCTTTTTGTGCGTCTTTTTCATATGCAGCATCTAATACTTGTTTAGCTTTAGATAAACCTGGTATAGAGTTTAAATCTATTCCTGGTTGATTACCTGCGTTTATATTCATTTGTGAGGCCATAGAATTAGCTGTTGTTGCTCTAGGTACTTGAGTTGAATCAAAGTTACCTATACTTCTATAATCGTCACTTGTCATTGATGATTTAGTCATTTGTAACATTTCATCAATAGAGCCTTTAGTAACAGGAGCGCTTTTTCTAGGCTCAACTGTTACCTTCTTCATAGGCGTAGTAGGTTGACTAGCAACTTTAACAGCTTCGTTCATTATTTCTTGAAGCTGATCCTTCATAGCTGCTCTAACCTCTTCTCTTATTAATTTTCTTAATAAATCTACTTTCATAATTATAAATAGTTAAGTTAACGAAGTTGACAGATTATCTATCTGTAATTTTATTTCTTCTATTAAAACATCAGTTTCTGATGCAAAAGATTTAGGTCCTCTTAATACTATAACTCCTTCATCAATAGTTTTAGCTATTGCATTTCTTCTAGGAGCTATTTTAGGACTATCAGGGTCTTTAACTACTTCTAATATATAACCCTTATAAATAATCTGACCTTCTTCTAATTTATCATCTGGTTGTAGATCAAATCCTAAATCTAAGTTTGTGTTTGCTAATAAGTCGTTTGCTTCTTTATCATTTCCTCCTAATAATAAAGGAATAAGTTTAGAAGAAATATAAATGTCACCTTCGTCAGTTTCTTCTAAAAAACCAGATGCTATTTGTTCTTCTTTAGGAAGCTTCTGTACCTCGCATTCAGCAGAAATAACTGCTACACAATTATCAATACCTCTTATACTTTCGTTTATCCCATCTAGTAGAGGTTGTAATCCTCCGCCTCCTCCTATTTCAAGTGCTCCGTTAATACCTAAAGCTATCTCTTCTAGCTGTTTTATACTCTCTTTTATTAAATGAAGTATATCAGCGTAGGTATTAGTTAAAGCTAAAGGAACACCTATACCTGGTGGAACTGATGTTGGTATTGGTAATGATTTTAATATCTTTAAAATTATCTTTAATGCAGGAACCACTTTAATAATTGTTCTAGGTATCTTACTAAATCTTCCTATTCTTTTAGAGAAGCCTCCTACTTGTTTAGTTACGTTACTAACTCCTCTTCTGAAAGGTTTAAGACCGTTACAACCTATAGTAGCTTTTCCTTTATAAACTCTATTATAAGCTTCTGCTAGCATTTTATCTTCTAGGTCTACAATAGTATCAAATACTTTAGTAGAAAGGTCTCCTTGCATTTTTCCAAGTAGTCCTGCTATAGTTCCTGCTAATCTCGATTCTGGTATATTAACGTAAGGCATTATTCAGTGTATACTTTTTTAGATTTTAATCTATGAATCTTTCTTCTTAATTTTTTCATCTGTCCTACTATCTTTCCACCATAAGCTTTTTGTTGAGGAATGGCTACCGAAGGTACTGGTATCATAGTTGAACTTAAAAACTTACCCCACGCCTCTACTACACCAGCGAATTCATCTAACCACTCAACAGAAGTTTTACCTTTCAGTAAAGGTTCTTTGCTTGATTGAGGATCTTTATATGCTTTTACTCCTAAGAATATTTGATCTGCATCTACAGATATTTCTTTATTGCCGTCAAAGTTAAGAGTGTCTGCTGTTATTT